CAGAAACATTTAATAAACCCACATTAGTTTGTTCTTATAAAAAAGATGGTTACGCCAAAGGTTCATGTAGGTCAGTAAGAGATTTTAATATTCTTGAAGCTTTAAAATCTGAAAAAGCTTGGGCATTATTTAAGAAAAGAGCTGATGGTTCAACTGTTTGTGGTGGGCATGCTTTTGCTGCTGGTTTTGAGCTTTCCATAGATAACATTCCTGCAATGCGTTTAGCCTTGAATGAATTTGCAAAAGACAAACTAGGCGAGCCGTCTCAAGAGAAGGTTATTGACATTGATTCTCTTATGTCTTTTGTAGATTTAAACATAAAAACATACAACCACCTACTGAAACTATCTCCTTTTGGATCAGGTAATCACAATCCAGTATTCTTGACCAAAAACATGACCATTGTAGATTGTAAGTTGATGACAAACGGTAAGCATGCAAAAATTAAACTGAGCAATGGTGAAAAGTCTTGGATTACTGCTAATGCTTGGAGGCTTGGAGAAGTTTGTAAAAATTTCAAGCAAGGCGATAAAGTTGATGTCGTTTACAGTTTGGATATAGATACTTGGTCTGGAACTAACTCTCTTGTCATGATTGTGCAAGATATAAAAATAATCTAATTTACATTTTTTTAATTTTTACATATAATTACAATATCGTTGGGGAGATTACATTGTGACTGATGATATTTTAAAACAATTAAAAATTAAGACTCAGGAAAATTTAGAAAAAGCAATCTTGAAATATCAAAGCGCTTTACTTACTGATAATAAATGGGTCATTGATAAAAGCTACAAAGAAATTTGTAAAATTTATCCACCTTATTTACACATGCAAGAATGGTGGAATCAATATCATTACTTATATGACTCTCAAGAAGATTTTGCGTCAGACTATATAAAGATTTTTTGTAATGTCTTGTCTAACTGGAAGCCTAGATCAACTCGTAAGTTATCAAGGTATGGTGGAAGTGGGGAGTTTAAAAATTATTTTATTGGCGCTCTTCAACATAATTACATCAATCTAGTAAAAGCTGATAATGCTGGAAAAAGAAACCCAACTCAAAAATGCCCAGTTTGTGAAAAGTGGGTAAATCCATTATCAACACACATCCTTCATCATCACGCAGATATTCTTTGGAAGCACTTACTATCTACAGGCATTAAGTTAGAAGAGCTTGAAAGATGTGGTTTTTGTAAATCGCATAAAATGCCAAGATCTTATGAGTGTTTAGAAGATTGTAATGATAAAAAAGAAACTGCTTGTGAGAAATGTTTAGTTTCACAAAGAACAGCTGTAATCAAGAAGCATATTTTATCAAAGCATTCTTCTTTACTATTTCAAAAATTTAATGAGCTATATCCTGATCACCAAACAGTATCCCCAAGGGCTTTGAGTGTTTATTTATCTGATGAAGATGATGGAGAGGGTGTTTGTTACTATGATAGCTTGAAAGATGACAACAAAGTTGGAAACTTTCTTAAATTAGAAATGAATGATGTTGAATCAAAAATAATTAAGAATATTTTAAATGGAAATCTCAAAATAAAGTATGATCCTAAGTTGTATCAATGCTCGATCTCTGAGTTTAATATTGCTGTAGAAAATATAAAGAATAAGATGTCAATAGCTGGCATAGAAGGTAATTTATAATGGAAAATATTGATGAACCAGTTACTACTGTGGTAACAAACGAAAAGAAAGCAACAGCTAACGATCCTAGAATTTTAAGAGCTCGTGGTGGAGATTTTAATAATCCTGATCCTTCCAAAAGACCAACTGATCCTGTCGGCTTATCCAGAAGTATTCTTCATGTACTTAAAGATTATGAATATGTTAGAGTTTTGTCTGTAGGCCCAACAGCATTATCTTCTGTTATGACCGCATATCGTTTTGCATCAAGAGAAGTGGAATCACTTACAAATGGATCTGTACTTGTATTAAGACAGTCTGAATATAATGCTGAAATTGCCGGAAAGAAAACTAAAGGCATTTCAACAAGAATTTTTGCAATTGACATTAAATTTGCATTGTAAGAAATGAACAAAGACAGCTGGATCAAAGCAAAAAAACAAATCCTTATCAACCATTTTTTTAACAATAAACAAGAAAATCTTAATAATCTATCTCAGGAAACACTTACTCAGAATCAGAATAAGACAATAACAAAGTTTACTACTTGGGCTGAATTAATAGATCAGGCTAAAACTTGTAATTCAGAAATAATTCAATCATCTCTTGACATGAACGTTTGTGGTTTTAAGTTGTCAGACAAAAGATCACAATTAATTCTAGACATTGCATTTGAAAGAAAAGTTTATGAAATTTTACAGGAACTTAATTTAGATTATGATAACTTTGAAAGCGCAAGAGAGGCAATTGTTGATAGTATTTTAGCCTACAGATGGGATAAAAGAAAACTTCATGAATTGGTTAAAAAGATAAGATTTTTAGATCTAGACGAGTTGCCAAAAAACATTTAATAGCTCATAATACAAAAGGAAGGGATAAAAATATCTGATCGATTTCTTTCAGATATTTTTTATTGTCAAAATATGGAAAAAATTTTACAAGAGAACAAGAACAGATTTGTTTTGTTCCCGATAGAGCATCACGATATTTGGGATTACTACAAGAAGGCTCAACAAGTTTTTTGGACTGCGGAAGAGATTGATTTAGCTCAAGATCTTACTGACTGGGAGAAGTTAAATGAGGGTGAGCAGCACTTTGTCAAACATATTTTAGCTTTCTTTGCTGCTTCAGATGGAATTGTAAATGAGAATTTAGCTGAGAACTTTGTTGCTGAAGTACAGTATACAGAGGCGAAATTCTTCTATGGTTTCCAGATTATGATGGAGAACATTCACTCCGAGACATACTCTCTCCTCATTGATACATATATCAAAGACAAAGAAGAGCAAAACCATCTTTTTAATGCAATTGATACAGTTCCTGCAGTTCAAAAGAAAGCAGAATGGGCCATTAAGTGGATTGGCTCTGAATCTTTTGTCGAGCGCCTTATTGCCTTTGCTGCTGTCGAGGGAATTTTCTTCTCTGGATCTTTCTGTTCAATTTTCTGGTTGAAGAAGCGTGGGTTGATGCCAGGTCTTTCATTCTCTAACGAATTAATTTCTCGTGATGAAGGACTACACACTGACTTTGCAGTGCATCTCTACAAGAACCACATTGAGAATAAACTTTCTCGTGAGCGCATTCTCGAAATTATTGATTCAGCTCTCAATATTGAAAAAGAATTTATTACAGAAGCACTCCCTGTTAGTTTAATCGGAATGAATTCTGAATTAATGAAGCAATATCTTGAATATGTTTCTGATCGTTTGTTGATGGATATTGGCGTTGGTAAGGTTTACAACACTGAAAATCCGTTTGACTTCATGGCTAATATTGCACTTCAGAATAAGACCAATTTCTTTGAGAAGCGTGTTGCGGACTATGTCAAGAGTGGCGTAGGTGAAGTGCAAGAACAAATTTCATTTGATGAGGATTTTTAGTAATGGATATAGTCAAGCGTAATGGGACAACAGAGCCCCTTAAATTAGAAAAAATTTCATCCCGCATCAAAAAACTAACATATGGCCTCAACGAAAGAGTTGACCCTGATAAAGTCAGCACTAAAGTAGTTTCTGGGCTATATGATGGTGTTTCTAGCACTGAACTTGATCAGCTCAGTTCTGAGACTGCTGCATCAATGGTAACGGTCCATCCTGACTTTGGTAAATTAGCAGCTAGGATTGCTATAACTGCACTTTACAAGGATGTTGAAAAAGATTTTTCAGTGGTTGCTAAGAAGCTTTACGACTATATCAATCCAAAAACTGGTGACAGTGCAGGAATGATATCTGATGAAGTTTATAGTGTGATTCAAAAAAATTCTCAAGAATTAGATGCAATGATTGTGCATGATAGAGATTTTAATTTTGATTACTTTGGATTCATGACCTTACGTAAATCTTACCTCTTGAAGGTAGATGGGAAAGCAGCTGAAACACCACAGCATCTTTACATGCGTGTTGCTGTTGGTATTTGGCGTGATAACTTAGAAATGGTTCAAAAGACTTATGACATGTTGTCTCAAGGTCTTTTCACTCATGCAACTCCAACTCTTTTCAATGCATCAACCAATCGCCCTCAATTATCATCGTGTTTCTTGCTTGACATTGATGACGACAGCATTCCAGGCATTTACAAAACACTCTCAGATTGTGCTTTAATTTCTCAATCTGCTGGCGGAATTGGCATAAACATTCATAAGATTCGTGCTAAGGGTAGCTATATCAAGGGTACTAACGGACATTCTAATGGAATTATTCCAATGCTCAAAGTATTCAATGAAACTGCACGATATGTTGATCAGGGTGGCGGAAAGCGTAAGGGTTCAATTGCTATTTACCTTGAGCCTTGGCACGGAGATATCTTTGACTTTCTTGAACTTCGCAAGAATCAAGGCAAGGAAGAATTACGTGCTAGAGACTTGTTCTTAGCTATGTGGATTCCTGACCTATTTATGAAGCGTGTTGAAGCTGATGGCAATTGGTCTTTATTCTCCCCTGATCAAGCTCCTGGTTTGATTGATGCTTATGATACACCAGACAAGAAATCTTTTACTGAACTTTTTGAGAAGTACGAATCAGAAGGCAAAGCGCTTAAAACCATTAAAGCTCGTGAATTATGGGAAAAAATTCTTGATTCACAGGTTGAGACTGGCACTCCTTATATGCTTTACAAGGATGCATGTAATTATAAGAGTAATCAGAAGAATCTTGGGACAATTAAGTCTTCAAATTTGTGTACAGAAATCCTAGAATACACAGACAAAAATGAGATTGCTGTTTGTAACCTTGCGTCTATTGCATTACCGAAGTATGTACTTATTCCATCTGGCAAAGTTCGTGAGAAGGATAAGAAATTACGCAAATATGATTTTAAATTTTTATATGAAGTTGTTTACCAAGCAACAGTTAATTTGAATCAGGTTATTGATGTAAATTTCTACCCTACTCCTGAAACAAAAGCATCAAATCTTAAGCATCGTCCTATTGGTTTAGGAGTTCAAGGTTTAGCAGACACTTTTGTAATGATGGGTCTTCCATTTGAATCAGATGAAGCACGTAAATTGAACAAGGATATCTTTGAAACAATTTACTTTGCTGCTCTTACTGCATCTAAGGATTTGGCAAAGAAACATGGCTCTTATGCGTCATTTGAAGGATCTCCAGCATCTCAAGGTTTATTACAATATGACTTATGGGGACTTACTGAAAATGATCTTTCCGGTATGTGGGATTTTTTAGCGCTCAAAGAAGAAATCAAGCAATTTGGTTTGAGAAATTCACTTCTTGTTGCTCCAATGCCTACCGCTTCAACAGCACAAATTCTTGGAAATAACGAGTGCTTTGAGCCTTTTACTACCAATCTATATAAACGCAATACATTGAGTGGTGAATATGCTGTTATCAATAAGCATTTAGTAGAAGATCTAGTCAATCTTGGTATCTGGAGTGACAATGTGAGATTGAAATTATTCAATGAGAATGGTTCAGTTCAAAACATCCCTGAAATTCCTACAGATATCAAAGAAGTTTACAAGACAGTTTGGGAGATGAAGGGTAAATCTCTTCTTGATATGGCCCGTGATCGTTCATACTTTATTGATCAATCACAATCATTGAATATGTTTATGGCTGATCCAACTCCAAGTAAATTATCTTCTGCTCATATGTATGGTTGGAAATTAGGGCTGAAGACAGGTATGTATTATTTACGTGTCAAGCCTAAAGCACAAGCATTAAAGGGTCTTGGAATCGATCTTTCAAGTGCATCAATCCAAGAAGTAGAAAAACCCAAGGAAGTAGAACAATTAAAGGATTTTGATAATAATGAATTTGCTGCTAAAGTATGTTCATTAGATAATCCAGATTGCGAAAGCTGTGGAGCATAAATAAAAAAGAGGGGAGAAATCCCCTCTTTTTTTTAGTAATCTGTATCTATGTTTTGTCTATTTACAGTAGTTTTGTAAAATGTTATGTCGTTATTTGAGAATTCTACATCTGGGATTTTTGTCCATGTAAATCCTCCGCCTCTTTCATAAATAAAAGGGCTTAAATCTATAATGACCAATTCAACTAGATCATTGTTTTCATCATCTTCATCATATAATATATCTGGTTCAATGTTATAAACGATGGTCTCTACGTGCTGTATATCGTCTCTTGTAAATGTTGTTGCAGTATAACTTGGGTAGTTTTTGTTTATAATTTCAACAAAAGAATCTGCAATGAGGTGACAAATACCCCCACCAGCATATACATCAGGATTCTCATCCCAATCATCATAAATTTGTTGTGCAGCATCTACAAATTCCGAAGTAAGCCTTTCTAAACTATTTTCAAAAGAATTGGTAGACGCTATTATTTCTTTAGGTTTATAATACATAGTTCTTGAAAATGTATCTGATAAATCAAAGTCCTTTTTTCTTCCAGCATTATCTACAAATTCATTTCTTTCATAAAATCTTTGTAGTGCTCCCTTTTTACCTTTTTCAGGTTCAGGGTTAAGAACAATTGGCTTGCCCACTCTTTGACTGTATTCTTTAAGGGAAGTAATAATTTCTGTTCCTATACCTATTCCCCTCATTTCTTTAGGAATGAATATTTTATCTAATTTGATTTTATTTTCGTATTCATTTATTCTTAAGACAATTTCAGGATACTTATTTAAGAAATAAATTATTAATTCTTTAATACCATTTTGTTCATGAGCAAATTTATACCACATTATAAATTTCTCCAGCGGGATATATCTGAGACATATTTTGGTGGGCCAGTAACCATGAAACTTTTCATATCTTCATTATAATCATGGACTCTATCAATATCATAAGCTTTTTCAAATTTGCCCTTATTAGAATTGATTATAAATACTACATCTTGAGGCTGTAACCTATGTATGATTTCAAAAATTTTGGCATTTTGCTCATCTGAAGGGGGTGCAAAGGCATTTATTGTCATAGTGCTTCCCATTTTACTAATTCTAATGCCTCTGTCAAAATATTTATGAAGAATCTCTGTTACGGCATCTTCTGAATTGTATCTTGGCCCTAATTTCTCTCTTCTTCTTTGTACTAAATCTTCAGGCCCAAATGCATATTCTGGAAGTGCAGAAATATTATACTTCTCTCTAACTTCAGGATTTTGGCTTACACTGTTTCTTGCGCTTTCTAAGACTCTATCAAGAAACAAACTATGGCTTACTGCTTGATGTACGTTTTCATCACCAGAAAGAATCAAATGCTCACTTCCTGAACCTGTCCATATATCTGAGACAGGAATAGGTTTAGGAGTTTTTTCTTTTACATGTTGTTCAAAAACATTATCAGGTACATTTGGTTTTATAGCTAATCTATACCACATTTAAATATCCAACTTACCTTGAGAGTAATCTAATTTATATTCGTGTAAAGAGCCTTTAATGTCTGGCTCTCCAAGTATTTTTTCTCTTATTCTTTCTGCTGCTGAATTAATTAGATAACTAACTAACCATTCAGGTTTTCCAAAATTCTCAAAGTTATATTTAAGCCATTTATAAAGATTAGTAGCAACACCCATGCCTTCATACCAATCAGCAGTTCTTACATGCTTAAGTTCAAGTTGATTTCTGCCTGAAGCGTAAAAACTTACATCAAATTCCATTTTTCCAACTGGCATTTCTCTCTGTCTATCTTCTAAATCATAAGCTTTTAAGACATATGAAATTGATCTCACTCTTCGTTCAGAAGGATCTCTGTCACTTTCGTCACTATCTTCAGTTTGCTTCAATTCATAACTTAGATCATTAAAATCATAGTATGCTTTGTGACCTTTAAGAGCAATTTTGTACCACATGTTATTTGTCTCTTTTTTCCATAGCTAAAAAGTTAGCTCTTACTTTACTTAAGAACGAGCCAACAGTTGAAGATCTAGCATTATTTAAAACTCCAGAGTTCTTAAATGGTGGTATTTCATAATGAAAATCTAATCCATTTATATGATGATCTTTTATGGAATTTATTTGATCTAATGTTGGAGCTTTCCAAATTTCAACACGCCATTCATTATCTATTCTAGAAACTCTAATTGAATTGGTTTCTTTTAAAAATGGTATTACATAATCCCTAGAATCATTAGGAATTTCATTATCTAAATTTTGAACAGGTGGCATTACTTCAAAGATTTGTCCATGAAGAAATCTATCTCCCTGAAATCTGTCATAAAAGTTTAATAATTGACCTTCTGGTAACACATAGGCAGCTTTTTCAGGGTCATCAGTTGTGTCAAATCTTTTTAAGGCTTTGTCTATATATTCATTATTTATTGCAAATTTGTACCACATTATAACTTTACTTTTACTTCAAAATTGGGTAAAATCCTTGTATGGCTAATCCTACTATAAGAGAAGTAAAAATTTTAGATGCAGTATTGAAAGAAGATGAAGGTACAGACGATGAACCTACAATCATTCAATATATTTGGCTTCAACTTCAAGATGTAAAAACAGAAAGAGTTTATACTGCAGTTTTATCTCTTGATGATATAAAAGAAATAACCAAAATGAGTAGATATCTAGAGGGTAGGGAATTAATTAATTTTTCAATTGCTTTGAAAAATAGAGAGCATCCATTATCTTTGATTTTCAACCCAGATGATCAAGAAATTACATTTGATATGATTAAGAATGAGGAAGGTATTTAATATGGCAGCATCAGGAAGTGGACAGGTTACAGTATCAGGCCCTAGTGGTTACAAAGCAACAGTTGAAATTAAAGCTTTCAAGGAAGGAGCTACCATTCCAAAGAAGGCTACAGAAGGTGCAGCAGGATATGACTTGTGTGCATGTATTTCTGAGTTTACAAGTGGATTGATGATTCATCCTCACAGCAGCATGATTGTTCCAACTGGATTGAATGTAAATATTCCTGAAGGATATGAAATTCAAATCCGACCACGTTCAGGTTTAGCTGCTAAGCATGGTGTTACGGTCCTCAATACGCCAGGAACAATTGACAGTGACTATTCCGGTGATGGAGAAGAATTTGAACTTAAGGTAATTCTTTTCAATCACAATAAAATCCCATTTCCAATTAATCATGGTGATCGTATTGCACAAATGGTTGTAGCAAAATTAGCAGAACATACACTTGTTGAAGTTCAAGAATTTGGTCAATCCAACAAGACATCTCGTAAGGGCGGTCTTGGAAGTACAGGTAAATAATGGATCATAATCTTGATCAATCAAATAAAAGCTACACCATCTTTTTGGATTTAGACGCTACTGTTTGGGAGCAAGGCGATCCAGTTGAAATTTCTAAACCAGGATATCAACCAAAGATGATTTTTGGTGTTCTGGATAAGATTAGACAATGGGATAGTAAAAATTATAATATAATTCTCACTACAGGGCGCAAAGAAAGCTTGAGAGATGTAACAATAAAACAGCTTTCTTATGCTGGAATTATTTATGATCAACTAGTAATGGGTATTGGTGGCGGAGATCGTATTTTGATTAACAACAAACGCAGAAACGGTGATATTTCTGCTAAAGCCATATGTCCAGATTACAATGAGGGAATTGGTAAAATTGATTTATGATTTATCCTGAATTCAAAAAATTTGTCAATTTGATTGGTCATGAAATTACGATTTCAGGTTACGCAACTTTACCTAAGTGTGAAAAGCCTTGTCGTATAGATACCCAAGAAAGAGTAATTGGAAAGTTATCAAATATTCCAATTGTTAAAACTTATTTCAAAGGAATCACTAATCTTCCTGATCCTGAAGAAGGTACATATTTTATTGTCAATAGAATTATAATGGATTATATTCCTATTCTAAGAGAAGATGTATTTTGTGTAGATACCGGCCCAACAGCAATTAGAGAAAATGGTCAAGTTGTTGCTGTAACACAATTATCAATATGAGTGAACCAGATTTCATAGAGTCACAAGAATGTCTCGACATTGCTCAAAAACTTGTTGAAAAATACTATATGTTTATTGGGTATGTTGACTTAGATTTAGTTCATTTTGTTGAAATGGATGGCTATAAGAGCAAGAGCGCCCCGGCATGTGTAATGTCGGGGCTTACTCAATCATGGGCAAGAGATATATTGAGAACATCAGGAAGCAATAAAACATATTGTTTTGCTGTTTGGTCAGAAATTTGGGAACAGACTGAAAAATCAAAAAAAGAATGGCTTGTTTTTCGGTCACTTTATTCTATCAGCCCAGCACTAGATGGTAAAATAAGAAACTTCGATGTACAGGATTACGGGTTCATTGTAGAATATTTTGTCAGAAGTGGCTATGGGCCTTATTGGACTGAAAAAGACAATTTGCCTTCTCTTCTTGATAACGATATTTCACTTATAGTCCCAATGAATGATGATGATTAGCCAAAGTTTTTACAATAAATATCGTCCTACAGAGTTCAAAGATCTCAAAGGATGTATGGCAGCACAAATTCTTGATTTACAAATTAAGAACAATAAAACCACACATGCTTATATACTTTCAGGCCCTCCTGGTACTGGAAAAACAACTTTGGCACGTATTGCTGCTATAAAGTTATTATCAAGCAATGAAGCTGATAATAATACTAAGCAAATGGTTATAAATGATTCACATCCGGACATTTATGAAATCAACTGTGCTGTAAATAATGGTGTTGATCATATACGAGAAAATGTCATTCAATTCTCTAGGCTTTCACCAATATCAGGTAAATATAAAATATTTATTTTAGATGAAGCTCAGATGCTTACAAACCAAGCTCAGACATCCTTGATCAAATTAACAGAAGAGCCGCCTCAATTTGTAAAGTTCTTCTTTTGCACAACTGATCCACATAAAATATTAAGAGCTATACATACTCGCTGTCAAACATTAAATTTGAAAAAACTATCTGATTCAAATTGTCTTGAGTTACTTGAAGATATTTGCCAAAAAGAAAGTTTAGATTATGACATTGAAGCCTTAAATCTTATTGTCAAAGAATCAGATGGTAGTGCTAGAAATGCATTATCTATATTAGAGCAAGTTTCTGTTACTGAAATTTCTGACTCAAATGTAAGAGAAATTTTAGGAAAATCTCCAAAGCATATTTCTATGAATTTAGCATTATCTATACTGGATATCAATTATGCTGATTCAATGAGAATTATTCAAACATCTCAAGCTGAAGGTAGAAGCTTGACTGGTCTTCTCGTTGATACTTCACGCATTTTCTTAAAAGCATTTGAATATGTAGTTTTGAAAATAAAAAAGGTAGATAGAGATCCTCAGATAGAAAATATAGCAAAATCTATCAATACTTTGCATTTATTAATGCTTACTGAAGATTTGTATAACATATCTAATAACACAAGGCAAACTGTATCTGAGGACATACTGGCAATAACTGGAGTTCTCAAAGTTATTGAAAAGTACGCAAAATTATCTGATGCGTAAAAAGAATTAAAATTGAAATTTGCCCTCAGGAGATTTGATGGCATCTGAAAATCCAAGAATTGTAAGAATAGTAAATAAAGCAAAAGGAGGCGATGAGGCTTCTTTTAAAAGACTTTTAAAAATGGTAGAGCCTGATCTCAAGAAAATTGCTCCGCATTTTTTTATTGTTGGTGGCGATCGTGAAGATGTCATGCAAGAATTAAGATTGGGCGTTTATAAAGCTGTTAATTCTTATGACTGTACCAAAGACACAACTTTCAAAAACTTCTGTGTTAATTTAGTTTGCAAAAGACATCTTGCCACAGCTATAGCTTCGGCAAAAAGAATGAAAAATTCAGCGTTGAATGATTCAATTTCTTTAGATGCACCATTTATTTTAAATGATGATGGAAATTTTCATACTTTAGGAGATTATATTCCTGAGAAGAAAAATCCTTATGATGAATCTCCTCCTGTTAATTTACTTGAAGACATTATCGTCAGAGAAGAATTAGAAATAAACTCATCTTTGTTGCTTGAAAAGCTTACCCCTTTAGAAGCTGACATTTTTGTAGAGTATTGTTTAAGATCCTCTTACAAAGATATTTCAAACTCACTAAATGTTCCAGCTAAATGTGTTGATAATGCACTCACAAGAATACGCAAAAAAGCCACTGAAGTTTATACGCAATTTAGGACTGACGAGAAAGAGGATGCGTCACATAATTTACCAAAAAAGTAATATATGAGACACATATTGCGCTTGGCTTCATTTTTAGATCAAGTTGGAAAATATAAATTAGCAGATAAAATAACTAAAATTGCTATCGATCAAAGTGATTTTGAATTACCAAAAAAACCTATTACGTTTTCAGATCACGTATTAGACAGATCAAGGTCTACTGGTAAAGATCCGTTGGATGTAATTGATAAAATGACTACAGACAACGTAGCTGAAGCTGATTATAGTTTTTCTGACTATAGAAGATTTTTTGAAATTTATTCACAAATTTTCATATTTGCAAAAGATGGTGTTTGGAAATTTTCATTTATAGACCCACTGTCTTTGCAAGGTTTAGCAAAAATGTCAGATAAAGAAGGCAAATTGCTCACTGACCAACTTTCAGTTCCAGGATTAGAAGAGCTGTATAGTAGTGAAGAAGATCTTGAAAAAATAACATATGATGTTCTTTATTCAACAAATTTACCGATTGAAGATTACACAGCTGAAGAAGCAGAAGAATATGTTAGAGAAAGATTCCCATATGCTTCAATTGATGTAATGACGGGTGATTATGAAGTTGACAAGAATGAAAATTTATATGATGCTGAAAGAGACTTACCTGAAAGAGACTTGTCATAACTCTTGCTAAAGATCTTACAATGTAGTAAGATTTGCATATGGAAACTTCAATTGTTGATGTAGTTATCGGTATGCAGTATGGTGATGAAGGCAAAGGTAAAATTGCCTATCAATTAGTAATTACTGGTGAATATGACTATGTATTCCGATTCAATGGAGGCGGAAATGCAGGTCATACAATTTACCTCAATGGAGAGAAAATTGTTACACATCTTGTTCCTTGCGGTATTCTGCATGGTATTCCTAGTATCATCGGTAATGGTTGTGTTATCAATACGCAAAAATTATTTGACGAACTTGAATATCTTAAAGGATTTGGGTTTGACACATCAATCCTTAAAATAGCAGAAAACGCACATATAATTACCCAAGATCACATTGACGAAGATTCCAAAGATACAAAGATTGGAACAACTCGCACTGGAAATGGACCTTGTTATCGAGACAAGTTTGCCCGTACAGGTCTTCGTGCCAAAGATGTTCCAGAATTAGCACCATATCTTGTTGATATGCACAGTATTATTCATTCTTCCCCAAATAAATTTTTAGCTGAAGGAGCTCAAGGATATTGGCTTGATGTTGATTTTGGTGATTATCCTTTTGTTACCTCATCAAATACAGGTGTAGGAGCAGTATTAAACAATGGTTTCAATTATAAGCAAGTACGGAATGTTGTCGGGGTTATCAAGTGTTATTCTACCTATGTTGGAGCTAAAGGATACCAAAAAGATGACGATCGATTTGAACAGCTCAGAGAAATTGGTCAAGAATACGGAGCTACAACAGGACGACCAAGACAAATAGACTGGCTCAACATCCAAGAAGTGATTACTGCTTGCCAAATGAATGGTGTTACAAAGCTTATTATCAACAAAATGGATGTTCTTCGACAAGTGACTAGTGCTTGGAATTATTATGAAAATGGAATGTTGATATCTTGTTCTGATGAAGATACATTCATTTCTAATATCTTGAAAGAAATAAAGATTTGTCTTACTAATACTGAAGTTGAATTCCAAGGACAACTACATTGAAATTTAAGCTGAACAAAACTGAGCATTTGTCTAAGATTCAGTTAATAAATAAAATATCTAAAAATAAAATAACCTTAAATGAAAACAAGGCTATTTCTAGTGACTCTTTATCATTCTATTGTTTGAATGATAGGGTGTATATTTATTGTTCAAATTCTATAAGTTCTTCTTTAATTTATTTATGTGATTTTCAAGAAGAATTTGTTAACTTTGGAATTGAATCTAGCTTATTTTGTAATGCTTTTTCTAATTTTCCAGCAGATGATGTTCAGTTTGTTTTTTCTAATGAAGAAAATCAATTAGTCTTTGGCAATAAAAAAACTAGAGTGTCTCTTAAGACTTCAAAAGCAAATAGCATTAAGGAAATTTTGAGTAATGAATTTTACCAAGATGAAAACCTTAATTTTCAAAAATTAGATATTGAAAGAATCATAAATCTAATTAAATTTACATCATTTTCTTGTGCTCCTGATTTTGATGAACATCCATATTCTTCAATAATGATGTTCACAAGCAAGGATAGATTTAATTCTCAATCTTCTGACAAGCATAGAATTTCAATATTTGGCTCTAGATTTAACAGCGAGCCATCATTCTTGCTTTCTAAAAATCAAGCTGAATTATTACTAAACTTCTTAGACAAAGATCAAGAATATTCTTACTGCATACATAAAAATAAATTTATCATTAAATGGAATGATAATGTTTTTGTAACATGCTTAGAAAATAATTCATTTCAAAGTGTCTACAATTCATTCAATAAGTTTTTTGATGAATCTGAACATATAACTTCTTTCTCGGTAGATAAAATTCAAATTATCAAATCTCTTAAATTCATATCCAACATCACTAGCTCTCATACATTCAATCTTAGATCTTCTAGTAATACTTTGATCATTTCAAGTTCTAGAGATGATAAAGGGGCTGTGGCTGATAAGATTTTATTAGATAAAGAAATTGAAGATTTAGATGTATCTTATTTGATCAATCATTTTATTAAAGTGCTTGAATTAGTAAGCATGGATCAAATTAATCTTGTTTTCAAAGATTATAATGGATATACTATCTGCGTCTTAGAAGATACTGATTTCAACCATATCATGTTTCCTATGGAGTAAAATGTTACCGAGAATTTATTTTGGATCTAGATATCTTTATATGAGTCAAATTAAGGAAGCTTTTTCTGGTGCTAATCTCATATTTATAGATAATATTGACAAGCAATTATCTAGTCATTCTCCTTTCTTTGATTCAAATAACATTTATCTTTATGATAATCCAAACACAGAAACAATAAAGAAAATATCTGGTTTTATTGACAAAAAAATTGAGAAACATATTCTTCTATTTGATGATGATGGATTTGATGGCAGAATATCCCTTATTCAAAAAATCAAAAAAGCCAACAGTATTTTTTCCACTATTTATCCTGTTTTAGGTGACACAAATGTATTGAAGAATATCATATACAAACACTCTAAATTACTCAATATTAGTATCAAAAGTGATTGTATTGAATGGTTAGTATCTAATTGTCCAATTATAAAGATAAAGAATAAAACAACGAAAAAAGAAGTTCTTTATTATGACATTGACATACTACTAAAAGAAATTGAAAAGGTATCCATATTAGATCAAACCTTATCAGTAGAGCATTTTAATAATTCAGATTTTAATGAAGAGCATGATATATTTGAATATTTTAAAAAATTATTCAGTAAAGATATTAATTACATTAATTCTAATTTAGATAAAGTGATTGAAGAGTTTACCACTCAAGGATTTTTTCTAATACTTCTTCAACAATTGTATTTTTTACTTGTAATATCTGAATGTCAAAAGAATAAGATATATTCTCCTGAAAAAGTGCAAGAAATTTTAGAACTGCGAGACATTGGTAATAAATATCTTTCTGATGATTATGAAGAAGTAAACACATCTTTGAAATCACATAATCCAATCAGAATAAAAATAGCCCTTAGTGAAAATAAAATCCCAACTAATAAAATAAGCGAAATGATATCTCTTGTAACACAGCATATAAGTGATGCAAGATTTTTTGGTGAGAATAATGTAGCTAATACTCTCACGATTAATAAACTAGCAAATGTATAAATAAGATATGGATGAAAAGTATGAGCAAATAAATGATTTAGTAATTAAAACTAAGTCAGGGGATATGGATTCTCTTTTTGAGCTATTTAAATTTTACAAGCCACTTCTTTACTCTTCAATAAAAAGATGTATTATAAAAGACCCTAGACTATCTGTTCATAGGGAAGATATGTTTGAAGAATCATTATTTGTTCTTCAAAAAATTATTAATCAGTATGATCCAGACCTTACTTATTTTTCTTATTTTATTTCAACTAGAATAGACATTAATTTATTCAGGCATGTGTCAGAAAAATACATCAAAGAAGAAGATAGAATTCAGAACAATTTTTCTAACGAAATTTCTTATGATCCATTTAATAAAATTGATACAATTATTTCAATTCAAAATGCAATGCAGCTATTGAATGAAAGCGAATCTGATATCATTCAACTTTACTTCTTTGAACAGTACAGTCAGCAAGAAGCTGCAGAAATGCTTGGAATAACACAAGGGGCATTTTCTAAAAAATTATCCAAAACCCTTGATCAATTAAAGAGCATTCTGGGAGAAGACTTCCTACTCGATTAAACATGGAATAATTTTTAAATATTTTTGTACTATATATTTATGTTCCACCTAAACTCCTAAGACTCAAAACTCAGTCTGGGGGTTTTTATTTTTAAAAGGGGAGATTATTGCAGTGGCTGAAAATAACTTATCCGAAGACATGATTTACAACTGGAGAAACGAATTACGCTCACATAATGATGGCGTATTTGTAGTGGCCAGTTCCCAAGCTCAAAAATATAAAAATCAAGGTTTTGATAAATCAGAAGTAGTTGAACTTTTAGCAGCAGACAATTATGATTTAGAAGTTGCAAATAGAGTTGCATCTAATCTATTTGATAGTGATGATATCATAACTGTAAAACAGGCTATTGAAGTTGCAGTAGTCCCAACTAAGTATTCTGATTGTTCGCCAATTATTGAAAAAACACTTGAAAAATTTTCTGCAAAAGACTTTGTTAGAAAACTTACTCTTGGTGAGCATTCTATTGTAAAAACAGATAGCAAGGGTGTTGAAAGCTGGCTATCATTAGTCAAGATGGCAAAAGACAATTCAAATATGAGAATTGCCTTACACAAAGAGCTCAAGCCATGGATTGAAGAAGCTTTATTGAATTCTGTTCTTAAGGCTCAATCAGAAAAACCATTAGTGGAAGCAAAGAACAATAAAGTAATTGTTTCAATGAAGAAAGGTACTGCAGAAGTAGATTTACATAATGCTACTTCAACTAGTGATAAATTTATTGAAGGCAATTATGCTTATTTTGGATTAGCAGATGAATACATGGTTTCAGCAGCAGACAGTGTTTCCCCATATGCTAGACTCAAAAGAGCTTTGAAAGACTAATTTTTACTCAGGACAAGCAAAACAAGCCGCTTTATGCGGCTTGTTTTGCTTGTATAACACAATAAATGGAAGATAATAAAAGTAAGGTTGATTCTCTCATTGTAAACGATCCCAAGAAGCCTTCAAGGATGTTTGCACATTTAAAAGAAGGAGAAATACCCTTAGTTCCTTTACCTCAAGACAACATGAGTGATATTAGCTATCCTCAGTTTGTTGAACCTAGATGCACCATTTGCACTTCTACTTTTAGAGATTTAGCAGAACATGTTTATTTAGAAACTGGTAAAAAGGCACAATCAGTAATTAATTTTTTTGCAAAACATTATGACGCTAAACTTAACTGGATGCAAGTTAACACTCATATGGAACAGCATTGTGATTTTAAGAAGATTTCCACATCAGGTCTTAAGAATTATGAGCAAAGAGAAGAGCTAATTACTCCTTGGATTTTTAGAGAACAACAACTGGCATTAACGGCTTTATTGGTTGAATTAGATGATGTAAGAGGAATGGACTGTAGCAAAAATAATGATCTTAAATTAAGAAGAGCTGCTATGGTTGAAAAATTAATTTCTAAAATTTTATATCTTAAAGAAAGTAGAGATAATGCCGGAATATATGCTATAAATATTTTTGAAATTCTTTCAAAGCTTCATAATGAGATGGAAACTGAAGCAGATAAAAAAAGAATTAGAGATGAAATGCAATTTTTACGACAAAAGATACAGCAGGATAACTAATGTTTTTTAGCTTTGACAATGATGAACTGAGCGATTATTTAGAAATGCTTTATGAAGAAACATCATATGGTACTTCAGATTACGACAGACAAGATCTAAATCCTTTATATTGGGACATTTTATTAAAACCAATATCATCAAATCCAGAATATTGGAATGACAAAAAAGCTTTAGATTTTGGTACTTCAAGAGGTAGAAATCTAAAAAATATTGACAATTTGGCAAAATGGAAAGAGCTGCATGGAGTTGATCTAAGTAAGAAAAATATTGATGAAAATATCAAAAATTTTCAAGATACTAAATATCATTTTCATAAAACCTCAGGCAGAAATCTTAAGAAATTTAATGATGAATCTTTTGACTTTGTAATATCTACTTTAGTATTTCAACATATTCCAATTTATGATTTCAGACTTTCATTACTTAAAGAAATTTATAGAGTAATGAAGAAGGATGGAGTTTTTACTTTTCAAATGGGTTTTGGTGATAATCTTAAAGATAGAGGTTATCCTAATCATTGGTTTGTTAGAATGAAAAGTCAAGTAGGTATATTTCCAAGCCAACTTCCAATGGCCGGATACTATGACAATATTTACAAGGCATCAGGCTCTCATGGGGAGCATGATGTTAGAGTGACAGATCCAAATCAAATATTTGGAGATTTGTCTAATATTGGATTTAAAAAGATAGATTGTTCAATTGAAAATGCTTACGATGAATATATGCATAAATATTGGATATATGTTACTTGTTATAAATAATGAGAAAAATAAATACTGCAAAGCAAAATCATATTGACTATAAAACACAGCTTTTGCAGCAAGCAAATGATATTACAGAACTTTTCAAAGACACAGAATATGCTGCTGACTTTGAGGATGAAATACGCCCTCAAACTAGAACTGAAGTATCACCTCCTGTTACTCCTGAAAAAACAAGATTTAACCCTGATCAAATTGTAGATATTGTTACTTTTATTGAGCATCCTTTTTTCTGCAATTTAAAACCCCACCCATGGCAAAGACTTATATTGAAATGTTTTTATATGGGACAAGAAGGCAATACAAATATTATATTTAATGATGTTCCAGTTGAAGAAAGAACTTCTTGTAAAGGATGTGTCTGGGAACATATTAGTAAAAATGAAATAGATGTAATGAAAAAAAGAAAAGAAGGCAAATTTATCAAGCCTCTTTTTACAGTTGAAAATTCACCTTGCTTAACATGCAATAAGCTTCCAGAAAATGTAAGACAAGAAAGATATGATGTAGCAAAAGAAGAAGCTACAAACCCTGATTCCGAAAGAATCATTTTAGAATTGTCCCAAAGACCAATTATTGAAAATTACCAATCAGAAAGAGATTTATTTTTTGCAGAAGAGCTTGATCCAAAAGTAAGAAAACAAATCTTAGATAAATGCGAAAAAAGATTTAAATTTCAAGAATTAGTCTTGGTACTTGGTAGACGTTCAGGTAAATCATTCCTTGTTTCAGCTATTGCTCTATATGAACTTTATAGATTGATAGCGATGGGGCATCCTCAATCTAGATATGGATTGATGGAGTTTGATCAAATTACTCTTCTTAATGTTGCTAAAAATGAAGAACAGGCTAAAAATGCCATCTTCGCAAAAATAAAAAATACTGTTTTGTCATCTCCATTTTTTCAACCATATATTGGTAAAGACAATGAACTGGAGATGCGCTTTTATACTGAGAATGACAGAAAAGAAAATGACAGAAGAATAAATCAAGGAATGAATCCTTTTTCGGGTTCCTTAGTACTAAAATGTGGTTCTAGTAGCGCTTCAGGTCTTGTTGGTTTAACTTGTTGGTGCATCATTATGGACGAAATTGCTGCTATGGCTGGTGATAGTCCTGATTCTGGTGTTGACTATGCTTTATATAATGATTTAAAGCCATCTTTAGCCACATTTGGTAGAGATGGAAAGATTATGATGCTCTCCAACCCTAAAGGACCAATAGGATTACTTTATGATTTACATGAGAATAGACTAGAAGATCCCTCTACTCTGATAATGAGAATGCCAACCTGGCTTTCAAATCCTAATATTGATAAAGAATATCTTGAGGGAGAAAAAAAGAAAAATCCAGTTGAGTACCAGATGCAGTATGGAGCTGAGTTTGGAGCTGCATCCTCAGACCCAATGTTTTCTCCTGATGACATACAAAGAATGTTTAGTTCTATGTCAATGATTCCTAGAAAAGAAAAATCTGATGGTTTGCATGAATACTATTGCCATCTAGATCCTGCAAGAACATCTGATTATTACGCTTTAGTAATTACCCATGCGGAAAGTATATATAACACAGTTGGTCCAGATTTTAAACCTCTGAAACGTGTTGTAATAGATCATATTCATTTTTGGAATCCGATATCAAAAAATCAACCTATTTCTGAAAGAGAAGTTGAAGAATATGTTATAAGCCTGCATGCAAAATTTAGATTTAGGCAAGTTAGTATTGATCAGTGGAATTCTCAAACTTCTTTAATCAAACTTCAAGGTCGTGGAATTCCTATTGTTGAAAGACAATTCAATAAAGAATATAAAGAAAAAATTTATTCAGAATTAGCCCAGCTTATTAGAGAAGACAGAATAGACGTTTATGATTTATCTTCTGGATTTTACGAAGATGCTTCTGGTAAGAAAATAGATCTTAATGAGGTTCAAGAAGCCAAAATTCAATTTCAGTATCTTCAAAAAATTTGGAAAGGTAAAAGATTCTTTATCCAAGCTCTTAAAGGATATAAAGATGACATTTGTGATGCTGTTGCTGCAGCTTCATATGAGTGCACTGTTTCAAAAATTGTATCAAAACTTCCAAGTTCAAAGTTAGTGAATTTAGGTGGAAGGTTTAGATAATTTTATATAAGAAATAATAGCTATGTCTAAGAATTTAAAAACAGCTTCTGGATTTGGCGGCGTTGGAGGTGGCTATCAACCTTCAGCGTATTCGCCTGGAAATACTCCTTTTGGAATAAGCGGCAAAAATAGGGGTGGAAGTGGAATCAATCCATATATAAATGAAGAAGATTCTTTTACTCAGCTCTTAGAAAAAATGCGTCAAGGTGATGATCAATCAGATTTATCAATAGAAGCAAAATTACTTAAATTTCATAAAAATAATATTGAGTCGGACACCATTCCTTATCTCTTAGATGACCCAGTTGCTAGAAGAAGAGCAAAATTAAGAAGACAGATTAATGATTATAAACTTGGTTTAGAACAAGAAGCAGATAGTATATTTAAAAACACTGCGGCTTATATCAATAAAAATACAAAAAACGATCCTGATCATTTCAGAACTATTGAAGAAAGTTTAGAAGCTTCAAAAAAACATAAATATAAACCATTTCAAAAATTTGAATTTGAAGATGATATTCCTGAGCAGATAAAGCCTGAAAGATATCATTATTCAAGCAAAAATAATTTAAGAATCTCTGAAGGCCCTAGTCAAAGAGGAAGAATTACCAGAGATCATCCTGAAGATGCAGCAAATGGCAATAGAAATGTTTATGATGAAAAAAGATTTAATACTTTTCCAGAAGCTAGTTATCCACTACTCGCAGGTGAAGATGGCTTTCCTGGACTTAATAATTACTTAAATAAAGCTCAAGAATCAAACCAAGACCATAGAGGCACTTCTGGTTATAGCGAGCCTGTTGGCTATGACGGTGTTCCTAGTGACACAAAAGCAAATGTTAATCCAAGATCTGAAATGTCTAACACTCCTTTATTATTAGATGTAAATGAGCCTTTAGAAACTAATTTAAACGGTAAAAATAATAGAAAAACAATACAAGAAATTAACAATCAATCTTTCAATGAACAAAATTCAGGTTTAGAAAAACAATACAATACATTTGGTATTGGAATTCATGGAAATAGCTTCTAATGAGACCAAATATTAATTCGTTAATCAAAATTTGTAATATTTTGGACAAAATTGGGGAATTCAAAAAATCTGACAACTTGTTCTTGAAAATTTCATACTATTATCCTGATCAAAGTGATTACACAGGTGAAAGAAAAGTTGATTATGCAGATATAGAACAAGAATTACAAAGTGATGATAAATTTAGACAAACTGATAAGCCGAACAAAGTAAAAAAAGAATACTTTCCTCTTCCTGGTAATACAGATGAAGAAAAGGCACAAAGCATTTTTTCTATAAATAACAAAGATGATGCAGTGCCTGGTCCTGCAGCTGTTGATCCAGTATCAGCTGCTAGTAGCCCATCTCAGGGATTAGCTTATGGAGATGCCTCATTAGATGATTACACATACGAAGCCACTAACGAACAAAATGTTCAAGATGGAAATACTTGGAAAAATAGATTACCAAACAGATAAGGAATAAAATTATGCCAATACCAATCAAACCAGTTCATTCTTTAGACTTACACGCAGAATTATTTGATGGACCTTCAATGGAGGGTTTAGGATTATCTGATATTCAGATTCAATTACTCGGTGTAAATTCACAACCAAAAAAAGAAGCAATGAAATTAAGTAACAAATATATTGACATGCTCAAACAAATTGATTCAAATGCTGACGAGGTTGTTACTGCCGCAAGCCAAATGACAGTAAATTCTGAAATAAAATATTGCAA